CTAGGTCTTAACTTTCTTTTAAGGTTCTTCTTTGAGTGATGAACCCAGTTTGGTACGTTCATGGTTTACCTTATCTAAGAATACTTGCTTCCACTCAGCCCATATAGGCACAGTGGTTGGGCTATTCCTTAGTGCACGCTGTGACATTAGATGGTAGTACATCATTTCAAGCTCTTGTTCAGATACCTCCATGATGCTCCAAGTTACAGTCACGTTGTACTATCTCGTGGCAGTCCTTTAGGACTACATACTCATCCTCCTCTAACGCATCCTTTATATGATCTACAATCCAGTCAATAGTGTCAGCTTGGACAGTCAAGGACATGTGATGTACTGGCATGTCACACTCTCGTGACGATGGTACTCTAGTCATAGGTTTAGATAAGCGAATGTGCATAGTGTTGCCGCCCGTGATGATGGTGGATATTCATTGATAAAAAAGGAAGGGGAATTAATCCCCTTATTTATGGTGCTGCCTGTTTAACTTGGTCAACTAACTTATTAAAGTTAGGCTTAATGTTAGCAACAAAGCTAACAACCTTTGGCCTTACCTTATCCTCTAGCCATTGAGAGTCTTTATATAATTGTTTAACCTCATAGTTGTTAATAGCCATGCGGTTAATAAAGTCCTCTCTATAACGAGAAAGAGGAATAAGTTCAGCATCAGGTCTTGATTGCTTTGCATTTGTTTCAAGTGTCATAATAGCAGGTGGCACTTTGGCCTTTGGTTTGCGTTTGCGTCGTGATGCTGTTGTGGTCATTGATAAAGTGTAGGTTAAGAAATGAATGATCGATTGCTATGTTTGCTACAACTAAAAAAGTTATAGCATGCTTCATCCAAATAGCCCCATGTTGTGATGTTTACGTGGAGTATAATGTGATGTTGCTACTAACAACCTCTCAGCTGCTAGCCTTGTAGCTTCAACCATTAATTCATTACGCTTTATCTCTTTAAACAGAGCATCAGCTTGTTGGTTATTTATCATAAGATAAAGTAGGAAACAACGGAGAGATATTGAATCCCTCAGTCTGCCTCGAAAGGCAGAGGGAGAGAATCAGGATTCGTTTGTTTGGAATTCATCCAAAGCAACAAACTCTTCATCTTCAGGTAGTGCATCAGATACAGCTCGATGTGCTCTACATCTATTGAGTGCTTCAGTTACTGATTTAGTTGATTCGACTTCACATTTTCTAATGCGAAACTCATCACCATTATCAGGACTTCCGCCCTCTGTTAGATGCTGAACAGCAGCAAGTGCACCTTCAGCCTCCTTATATACCCCGAATAAACGAGGCTCTCCAAAGAAATTGGTAGTTACAGTGAATACAGACTTAGGCATGGTTAATAGTGTTTTTAAGAAAGATGTAAATGAGAATAATGAGACAGACTAAAACGATTAGTTCAGTTAGCATGTGATGATCTCCATATGTTGCTTACCATGAGGTGAGTCAAGGTATTCTTGTAAAGAGATTTCATTCTCATCATTTAATTCCTCAAGTGTGGTCATTCTGTTCTCATATTCAGTATGAGCCCAGCCCTCAACAAACATCCAGACTGCATTAATAGCGATCTCGTCAATGTCTATGCATTCTACTGCTAAGTCACTGAGAGTAACACCGCAATCTTGCATGCAATAGTCGAGGATCTCTGCTTCATACTTATCGAACAGCTCACGCAGTTCAGATGTATAAATGAAGCTACTAACACCACCACTTAAGCCGTGTCTTGTAATGTCCCTTAGCTCGTCGGTGCCTTCGACACCTTCAAAGCGTTCTTGGAGATAATCATTGAATGACATAGTTTAAAGTCAAAGTGTACAATGGATGTAGTGTGAGTACATCAGGCTGTTAACCTGGCCCATGGTTTACACAGGCTCAGGAATAACAACGGGATGTAATCTATGCTAGTTCAGTGTAGCTTACACCGTTTTTACCGGCTAAATTAACATTAACCCAGAGACCGAATGAATCAGCGCCATTCTTTAATAGGTCATAGATTGAATCAACGTTTACATTAGAGTAAAGATACTTGCGACCCTCTTTGTATTCTACCTCTGCAGTTCCAGCACTTGGATCTACTTTGAGGCTGTTAATAGCTGTGGAGTCGATGTTCTTAATCTCTTGCATGTTGTTAGTTAGATAGTGTGTACAATAAGGAAGGATTTAAGTCCTTCATTTATACTACCACCGCCAAAATGATGGTGGAAAGTATAAAGGAAAGATTTAAACGAAATCTTTTAATTCTTCAGAAGATAAGATCTCGTAGAAACAATGACCGTTAAATCTTTGTTTGTTCGTTAATACAAACTTAGCACGATCATAGTCCCGATATGTACCAAGCTCGACAGTTTCGCCTGGTGATTGTTGAACTAAATGCCACATGTTTGTAGACCTTTATGTAAGTGAAAGCCCATGATTTAGGGCTAGAGTTATATCTGGACTTGAACCAGATTGTAAGCCTTACTTAATAACTAATTAATCAATCAATTCGATACAATTAACTTGATCGTAATTGATGTCGTAATAATCACATAATTGTTGATCTGGATCTTCCCAGATTCCATTCATTTCAGGATGATTACCATTTTTATACTCAATATCTGGAACGATAACATCAATCTCCTTACCGTCGAATGATCTACCCCACCAAAGATTTAGCTTTTTGATATCATCAAGAGCTGATGGTTTCATGTGAATCATAACATTTTGCATAATTACAGTTTGAATAAAGAATGAATGTGAAAGTAACAAAAGTTTACTTTTTCCTCCCACACTACTAATATAGCAAGTATTGGAGTAAAAGGCAAGTGTTTTGGCAAAACCTTAACACTCTGTAACAGTAGTACGGTTGTACTCGTGTTCCTTTCATATTATCAATATAAACGATTTTGAAAACAAATGATGTTCACCGTGATACATTCAGCCGAACTCTTAACACTCTGTAATCTTTATACTTAGTAGCGCAATCCACCATCATAACATTTAGTGCTGTTATTAGTAGATCTAATTAATACTAACTGTATGTATCAGTTGTTGTTACTTATCGCAACAGATTGGTGAAGATTGATTAACATTAGCACACGATTGTCTCCGCTCGCTATCGCTCGCTCGTTGCAATCAGTGCGCCCCGATGTTATCGCGAGCCACGTAGTGGCGAGCAAAAATGTTAACGGGGACACCATCATTTAATCACTATTTGAGAGCGTTTTTAGGGGCCATGGGGGATTTTTCCGCGTGTAGCGTTATGAAACCCCTCCGAACTTTTTTATCAAATTTTTTGATGATTTTCTGTGCTTTTTCACGGTTTAAACACTTCTCAGCCTTGGTTTGTAGTTTAAGCAGCTTTTTCTCTGCTTTATTCAAGGAATCCTCCCACAGCTCGTGCTATATCATCACCACTTCGAACAAGATCTATACCTAAATTACCAATACCTGCGGCAAAGTTAACGGGTTCAGCCCACCAAGTAGTACCAACAGTACCCATAGCTAATCTATGTTGAAATTGGTCCCATCTGTGCTCTGAAGATCCTTGATAACCAGCTTGAGTAGCTAGTTTTTTATTCATTTCACCGGCTCTAGAGCGTTCATCCCATATATCAAAACCTGCTCCTACAACAGGTACTAAAGCACCTAATTTTCTAGCAATAGGAGCACCTGTTTTAAATAAAGCTCTAGCATTATCTAAATGCTGTGCTCTACCAACTTTACCTACATCCCATATCTTTTGACCTGCATAAGCTATATCATCTGCAACAGTAGAACCTACTTTAGCTACGTCTTCTGCTACTCTCTGACCTCCTACGCCGAGTTGACGGAATAATGCACTAACTTCATCTAATTCATCTGGTATAGCCCCTACAGTCCCATCTGAGAAGAGTAAGCTGCCATTTCCGATGATATTATCACCTTGAAGAACACTTGTTCCTGAACGTACACGGAAATCTGCTTCTGCCGATATACCTTTACCTTTTAATTTCTGATCTCGTGTTTTTTTCCTTGTACTCCAGAAATCACCTTCAAGAATACTATTATCTGGACCTTTACCTCTACGTCTAGTATAATTATTCTCCCAATCTAAATACTTTTGATTCTGTTTATCTAATAATACTTTTTTTATAATATCTCTTCTAACATCATCTGTTAGTCCTAGTAAGCTAACATAAGCATCAAAGATACTATAAGATTTAGGATCTATATAACCGCCAGGTTTTCGTATACGGAAAGGTCTACCACTTTTAAAGTCCCATTTATGATACTTTAGTGGATTACGGGTTAATTTATTAAGTTTATCTAATATACCTTCAGTACCTCTACCAGCTTTTAAACCTGTTTCTCCACTCTCTTCAATTAAACGTTGAAAAGGTATTAATTCATCTTCTACTAATTTAAAATCAGTTAAAGCATCAGATACTCTAGTATGTATAGATTGAGGCGTGTTATGATGTAACTCCATTGGAGCAGCTACATAGTTCTCAATAACATCACCTACTTTAAGATCTAAGTCATGAAATATTCTATGAGCTGATCTAAATTCATCTAAAGCAGTACCTAGTTTAACTGCGTCATCATTAACTAAACCTGAAACATATTTATTAACACTAGCATCTACAAAAGGACTAGCTTCATTAATACCATGAATATGATGTATATCCATGTTCTTACCAGTCAAAGCGTCTTCATAAAGACCTTTTAACTGTTCAGTTTTAAGTGGAGTACCTGTTCCTGCTTGAGTTAAGAATTCACCTCTCCAGACTCGTGTTTGCATACCAAGAGATTCAGCGATTGACATCTGTTTACCTGTCTGACTAGGCTTCACTCTAAACAAAGCAGCTCCATCACCCCATACTCCAGATCTATCTGGAGCTAGTAACATACCGTATTTCTTTTTAAACTTTGACCAAACTGAATTCCTAGAACCACCTTTTGCAAACTCTTCTTTCCAAAGTTTAGCATATAAGTCTTCTAATTCACCTTGATTTAATCCTTTAGCTAATGGATGGTCATTAAATTTTATAGCATTCTCATATAAGAAGGTTAGTTTAAGATTAGGCTTTAATGTTCTTTGAACTCCTTTTTGAACTACTCTTCTTGTTGTTTGTACAGTTGATTTAGCTGTATTATTCTTATCTGGGGTTGTCGGAAACCAGTTCGGTGGTCTCTGAGTCGCCTTGTTGAATGAATCTGTCATAGTATATGTATATACCGAATATTACTGGTCCTACTATCCTTAGTAGTAAAGTAATGATGAGTAGTCTCTTAAAGATCATGGTTCACTGCGTTCACAAACATGATGTAAAGAGGGAGAGATGTTAGTCTCTCCCATTTTGACCGCTGTTTCCACACACGAGAGCACCACTTCTCGTGTTTTAATGAGGGAATAGATCAAATCCAGGTAGGGACTGTCTTTCCAGACTTTCGTCCTCTAGCTTCACGTCTTTGATTTATGTCCATTCCGAAGACTATATGGTTGGCAGAACCCTGGGGATCGTCGATCCATTGTTCGAGAGTGTCATTCCATTCATCAAGTTTTCGCTGGGCAATTTCTCTATTGGCATTGAGGGCAAAGGCATCGGTGTAGTATTTAACTCCTTGGGCAAGGGCATCGATTCTATCATCGTGTTTAACAGCGCCTTTCTCGCGGCACATACGTGACATTTGATAAAAGAGCATGTACTGCAATCTATGCTCAGGAGCCACATCGATGTTCGAGTTGTAATCCCAGGTAATAACCTTGGGGTCAACAACCAGCCTGTGCTGATTAAGGATAGGCTCAAGAGCGTCAATAATCCTATCTTCTTTCCTGACATTAGCTCTAGTCTCCTCTATGTTTAATCTAGTTTGTGTTGATTGACAATGCTTCTTAAAGAGCTCTGCAACGATACCGTCACCAAAGTTACTCTCAATAAGAAGGGTTGTAGCGCCGTATTTACGGCATCCTTTAAGGATATTAAGTAGTGTCTCATCTGTATAACCTTCTCGTGATGCTTTTATTTCGTGGAGGTAGATGAATCCATTGAGTTGAGATAAATAACACGCCACTGTCTCATCAGTTCCGCGTCCACTTGGGTCAACGGAGCAGATTGTCTCTGAATATTTCCGCCATTCTCCCTGGAACTGCATTGGGCTATAGAAATAATCAGCAGGAAGACCCACAGCGGGTAGATCTTTAATAATGTTTTTAGGATCTGAACACCATATAATGTTTTCGGGTGCATTTTCACGGTTAATAGGGGTAACAATAAGGTCTGCAAACTTTAAAGGGAACTTTTCAGCGTCAGATAAGCTAGTATCTAGCATAAACTGCAGCATAAAGTTGGATCGCCCCATACTAGACTCTCTTTCTAGTAGATCACCTTCTCTAAATCGTGTATCTGTAGGTTTCCAACTAAGATCATCGTGTGTATCTAGGTCATAAACTAGTTGAGGAGCCAGTAACCCATCGTACATCGCCACTTTTCGAGGATATCGAGCAGGCCAAACAAAGGGTTTATAGGAGCGTTCCCGAAGTTTGTTGTAAATAGTAAAGGTCGTCTGAGGAGTTCCAAGGAACATAATGCGAGAACCAGGCTTAGGAGTAAGGATAGACTCACATTCAGTAACCAATTGTAGAAGTTTTTCACGTTGCATCTCCGTCATGGAGTTATTTGGTACCTCTACGTCATCTAAAACCATTAAATCTGCCCTAGATCCGGTTAACTGACCAGTAATTCCCACGCTTTTAACGCTAGGAGCCTGTGCAGCCTTAGCTGGACCTACATCAAAGGAGATTCTAGACCATCTTTGGTCATCATTCTTAGGTTTTAGATGGCTCATCCAAGGTACTTCTAGGATAAGTCTTTGACAAAAGATAGAGAAAGCATCTGCCCGATCTTTAGACGCGGATACAACCATAACTTTCTTATCTGGATCATTATATAACGTCCAAAGAACGAATGCAGCAGTAATCCAAGATTTACCAACGCCACGAAATGCTTGGATTTGTAGTCTTTTGGGTCCATTTTGTAAGTATTCTGCTATACAGAGCTGAGCTCTAGTAGGTGGAGGTAATGCTAAATGCGTCCATACTGCTGTTAGAAAGTACCTAAAGTCATCATGGAGCTTTGTATCTATTGTTTTCAAGTTATACTCCAAATCGCTTTAGTCAGTGCCGCAGCGAGGGCTCGATACCCAGTAGCTACATAAATCTGGCCAGCAACAACTGATAAAGTTGCTACAGACCAGAATATATAATAGTATCGTTGCTTAATCTGTCTTGGTGGATTGGTTTGAGTGGTCATTTGCGTGATCTGTTTCGTGCTCTATTCTTGGAGGGATCTTCTTTTACAAAGCCTCCGGATTTAGTACGGGACATGTCTGGCCCTCCCTTTCCATAGATTCCCGCATTACGACGGGCTCTGTTATGCTCGGCGCGGGATTTTTTGTTGATCGAGAGTTTGTTCCTCGCCCTTTGCGAAGCGTTTTTATGTCTCCTAGCGGAGTCATTATCGCGGTAATTTTTCGCACTTGATTTTAATTGTGAGTAGGGTTTACGCTTTGGAGCCATTAAATTGTACCGCTTTTTGTACGGCATCAAAGTCTATAGAGGGCATACAGTCTGCTAGTTTACCTAGAGCACTGTTATCCATAGCAATGCCAGTGATATCATTTTTGAAAAGCCAGTCACCAGCAGCTTTTAAATCTGCAGTTGTAGCTTCTCCTGATTGTATTTTTATTAAATATTCTTCCGTAAGAAGCTTATGAAGTTCGTTGAAAGTTTCTTCAGAAGCCCTTCTAGGAAGCTTCTTTACAGTAGCCATTAGCTAAATAGTTTCTCTTTTACAATTTTTAGTGCCTGGTCATCAAGCTTATTGTCTGTACGTGCAACATAAGCCTCAAGTAGATCAACTACGAGTTTCTTAACTGAGTCAGACTTTAGAAAAGCGAATAAGATTGGCTTGATTAGTACGATCATTTGTTTAGTGGGTTAAGTTTTTGCCACCACGTCTTAGGTGGCGGTGGATTTTTAGCTGCCAGTGCTTTAGCAACCTCTTTTTTGAATGCAGCAATAGGTATGATATCCGAGCACATGTGATATACACGTGTAGCTGGACGTATCATAAATCCTTTTTGCTGCAACTCTGCACATTTCAGAGCTCTAACTAGTTCATAGTCAAGCTCCATCTTTGCCTTCTGTCTTTTACCAATAGCTTTACATGTTTCAATAATAGAACCATCTAGAGGAACCATGAAGTTAATCTGTGCTCCCCAGTTTTCAGCTACAGTGTAACTGGATTGGTTCATTTCATCGTCAAATGGAGTGGTATGATTGCCCATATAAAATGGGCTGAAGGTCATTGTGGGCCCATTACACGATATGTTGGGTCCAAGTACCTGTCTGCTAGGTGCTCCATTGTTTTGGAACTGCACAGCTTGGTTTG